AAGGTAATTATGTCTAATATGTTCTCTGCTGCATCTCCTGATTTTCATTATAAGATAGCAAAGGCTATAACAGATAATAATAACAAACAAGTAAACATAATTGCTCCACGTGGTCATGCTAAATCCTCTATTGTTGGAGGTGTTTACCCCCTTTTCCACATCATAAATGACAGTGGAGCAAAACTTATTGTGCTAGTGTCCCGTACTCAAGATCACGCCATCAAACTCCTTGGAACCATCAAGGATACTATAGAGTACAGCGAAACCTTCAGGCAAATCTATGGGTATTGGGGCCAGCACAGTGCAAAGCAGTGGGCAAAGTCAGAAATAGAGCTTAAAGACGGCACAATGATTATATGCAAAGGTACAGGACAGCAGTTACGTGGTATTAAGGTAGGCAGTCAGCGTCCTACATTGATTATTGTAGATGATCCAGAGGATGAGAACAATACAAAAACTGCTGAAGCTATGGAAGCTAATTTACGTTGGTTATTGCAGAGTGCTGTGCCATCATTAGACCCTAAGAAAGGTAAGATTATAGTAATTGGTACGCCACAGCATCAAAGATGCATGGTAGAAGTATTAAAAGAAATGAAAGGCTGGGTAAATATGCATTTTGCTCCAGACTTAGATAAAAATGTAGCATTATGGGAAGATTGGCAGCCTATAGCTAAATTATTGCAAAAGAAAGAAGAATTAGAATCTATTGGCAGAGCTAGTGTATTTTATCGTGAATATATGTGCCAAATTGTTGGAGATGAAGACCAGCTCTTCCAAGAAAAGTATATTCAGTATCATGATTATGAATTAAAAATTGATAAAGCAGGTAAGCATTATCTCGAAAATAAAGATAATGAAATTCCTGTAAATGTGTTTATGGGGGTTGACCCTGCTTCTTCGGTACGCAAGACGGCAGACTACTCTGTAATCATGCCCGTTGCGGTAGACGAAAACAATAACAGGTATATTCTCCAGTATTACCGCCAAAGGGCAACTCCCATGCAATTAGCTGAAAGTATAATAGAGTATTTTAAGATATTTAAGCCTGTAAAGGTGCGTGTAGAAAGTGTAGGCTATCAAGAAATGCTACGAGAATACTTAAAACAAAGATGCGATGAAGAAAAGATATTTATATCAGGTCTTGAGATAAAAGAAAGCCCTAGAACCAGTAAATCATCAAGATTAGAGACCATGCAGCCTTATTTTGCACAAAAAAAGATGTACATGCTTAAAACTATGGATGAATTACGTGACGAGCTTTTGTTATATCCTCGTGGTAAGCATGACGATCTTTTAGATGGTCTTTTTTACGCAATGAAAAAATGTTATACTCCGCATCATAAAAGTGTTGTAAAAGAAAATAAAAAGTCTTATAATACAGACAATTTGGACGATATAAGCTGGAAAATAGCTTGAATTGGAACAAATTAGTTAAAGTAAACGTTTAAGCAGATAAAGTTTTATTTTCTACATTGCATCAAGACATAAATAAAGATATAGACGTACAATTAACCCAAGATTTATTATCTGACTACGCATCTTCTCGTGAAAACTGGGTAACTCAAGCTGTTGAGGATAATGAGTTTAGAAATGGGAAACAATGGACAGATGAGCAAGTAACAGCATTACGAAAGCGTGCACAAGAGCCATTAGTGGTTAATGTAGTACATTCTGCAGTAGAACAAGCAAAAGCCATGCTTACTGCAAATAATCCAAAGTTTCAATCAACAGCAAGAGAAAATAGTGACGCTAAGGTCGGCAGGATGTTTTCCGATCTAATGGCTTACATCTGGGATCACTCCAATGGCAATGTAGAGTTAAAACAGGCGATTGACGATTACTATGTAAAAGGCATGGGAGTTATGATGGCTTATATAAATCCCGATGCCGACTTTGGCGCAGGTGAAGTAAGCATAAAAGCCATAGACCCTTTAGAGTTATTTATAGACCCTAGCAGTAAAGATCCTTTTTGCAGAGATGCTGCACATATAATAGTTGGTAAAATAGTAACACAAACTCAATTGATTTCAATGTATCCAGAGTTTGAAGACATTATACGCAATAGCAATGAAACAAGCTATTTAAATACTGCATCTGATTCAAGGCATGCTCTAATGAATGAGGATGTTACATTAAAAAGAAGGCTTACTGGTCAAACAATAACGGATGAAAGAGAATTAGAGCTATTTGAAAGATATACAAAGATAAAAAGACCATACTACAAAATATATGACCCTAGAAGTAATGAACAAAAAGTTTTAAATGAAGTTGATTATGAAGAGTACAAACAAGAACCAGTTGTAATTGTAACCAATGCTGATGGTGAAAACATATATACTGATAAAGCAAATGTAAGCCAACATATGGAATTGTATAATCAGTTTGGAGAAAAATTTCATTTTATGCTCGATCAAATGACTGGTCAACCAACTCCTATGGCTGGAGAGGAGCATGAGGGTTCAATACCTAATTCAACAACTACTATTGATATTATTACAAAAGAAGCTCTTATTGAATCAAATGAGATTATGGTTAATGAAATAGAAATTACTCAAATACAACAATGCGTAAGCATAGGTGACGATAAGTTGTTTTTAGCTGATTTACCAGTAGAAGAATATCCAATAGTACCTTTTATGAATGGATTTAATAGAAATCCTTATCCTATGAGTGATGTAAGATTAGTTAAGGGTCTACAAGAGTATATTAATAAAATACGCTCTTTAATTGTTGCTCATGCATCTAGCTCTACTAATGTTAAGCTTTTAATACCTAGAGGCAGTATGGATAAAGCTCATTTAGAAGCTGAATGGGGAAAAGCTGGTACAGCAGTTATTGAGTTTGACCCTGAATTAGGTCAACCTATTGTTGCTGGGCCTGTACCATTGCCTAATGAGTTATACAAAAATGAAGCAGATGCAAAAGCAGACATAGAAAGAATATTAGGAATCTATGCTATGATGCAAGGAGGTATGGGCAATGCGCCTCAAACATTTAAAGGTACAGTTGCATTAGATGAGTTTGGTCAAAGAAGAATTAAATCTAAAAGAGATGATATTGAAGAGTGCATTAATCAATTGGCAAAAGTAGTAGTTAGCCTTGTGCAATATGTATATACAGATCAAAAAGTGTTTAGATTAATGCAACCTAATAATAGACCACTAAAAATGGAAATTAATAGCCCTATATACGATGATATTGGAAATTTAATGGGTAAAGTAAATGATATTACTATAGGCAAGTACGATGTAATAGTATTATCAGGTTCAACTCTTCCATCTAATCGCTGGGCACGGTTTGAGTACTATATGCAACTATATCAAAGTGGTCTTATTGACCAGATAGAAGTATTGAAACAAACTGATGTTGCTGATATGGAAGGCGTACTAGAACGTGCTGGTCAAATGCAACAAATGCAAGCACAGATACAACAACAAACGGAAGAGATTAAAAATCTTAAGGGAGACCTTCAAACAGCGCAAAGAGAGTCCTTGCATGATAGGAAGCGTGTAGAAGTAAAAGAATTTGAAAAGAAACTTGCTAAAGCTGAGGCTAAAGTAGAAATGGCACAGAAGTTATATCAGACTCGTCTTGCAGATGAGCTTAAAATAGCTAAAGAAGATATAGCAGATTTTGATGCACGCAGAAACGAGCAAAGACAAATGAATGAAGAAATGTTGAGGCTGGAGGAGTAATGAGTTTAGGTAAATACGCTATTCCAATAGGATTAGGTGCAATCGCTGGTTTATCAATGAGAGGAAATGATCATGATAAACAAGTAGAAAAGTTTTTAAATGATGTAAAAGTTAAATTAAGAAACGAAGAGCCTATACCAGACGAAATGCTTAGTACTTTATCTGGTGTAAAAGGAGCTTGGGAAGATTTAGATATAGATAATGAGCTTTTATATCAAGCTAATTTAATAGATGATTATTTAAATGGGCAGTTTAAGCAAAGAGAAGATGGTAGATATGAATATAAATCTTTACTACTTAAAGATCAAGAAACGCCAAAAGATTTTATTTTAAGTAATTTTCCTATTAATGCTTTTTTAGAAGCTGATAAAGGCTATCACGACAATCCTTTTACAAAAGATTTACCATCTGGCAATACTATGGGTACAGAGGATTTTAGATAATGAGCACTACTTACCACCCAGAAGGAAATAGAGATTTTAGAAGATGGTTAGAGTCTGGCATACCAAATACTGGGATAATGCTAGGTGGATTAGGGTACGCATCTCAAATGGGAAGAATTGGCGGTCAAAACAAATCATTAGCTACTGCATTAATGAATGAAGCTATTCAAAAAGATCCAAGATTAAAGATAAATAATATTAGCATTAATAAAATTTTTCAAAATGCAGGGATAAAACCTCCTATAGATATGGATATTTTTGGAGCAAGTTACAATCCAAAAACACATACAGTTAATGCTCCTAGGTCAAGTTATGGCATTTTAGCCCATGAACTAGGACATGCTGAGCAATATAAAAATCCATTATATAGAAAAACTATAGCTCCTTTATCTAAAGTTGGTAGAGTAGCAAGTCAATTTGGAGTACTTGCTCCAATTTTTACTGACAATGAACAAGAAGCACGAAGAAATGCTAAAATTGCAGGAGTCATGCAAATTCCAACATTAGTTGAAGAAATTGATGCATCAAGAAGGGGCTCAAGAATATTAAGCAAACACATGGCTAAAAAACCAGCGATAAAAGGTGCTAAATCAGGAGGCGCTTTAGCTAGAGCTATGATGAAACTAAGACCTTTTGCAGGTATACCTACTTATGCTTTAGGTGCAATTGCTCCATATCTTATTTATAAATATATGAAAGGTAGAGGTTTATATGAGGGTGAGTATTAATTATGCCTAAAAGTATGTTTAAAAGAATGCTTGATAAAGTAAGGTTTGTTACTCAAAAGAAACAAATAAGCGAAACTTATTTTATGGATGAAAGACAGATACCATTAGTAACTGAAAAACCTGAAACTATTGAAGAAGAGATTGTGAGT